AGGCTGCTGTTGAGGAATAATAAGATAAGCCCTCGTAACTAACGAGTTAGGCGGTAAGTCTCTGATAATAAAGAGGCTTGCCGCCTAAGTTGTTTTTAGGGGGTCTGCACATTCTGCATGATTATCGTGCAGAATGTGCAGGGTTTGCTTACCAAAACTTACACCAAATCGGCATGATGCGCTTACCAATGCTTACACATGATTTTTGAATAACAAAAAAATACAGAGACAATGGCAATGTTTAAACCAGTAATCAGGAGACCGCGCAAAGACGGTTTCTTCCAAGTGTACATTCGGGTGATGCAGAACCGCAAGCCAGGATACATCAAGACCGACAAGGTTGTTACGAAAGACTATCTCGACAAGAACAATGACATCACCGACCCTTTCGTGAACGAGTATTGCATGAGGCGCATACTCCGTTTCACAGAACTGCTCAACCGTGTGGATAGTTCAAAGTGGACGGTCAAGCAGATAATCGAGTATGTGACCAAGGAGGACGAGGACTTGTGCTTTTCGGACTATGCGCACCTGCACATAAACCGCATGATTGACAACGGACAGTTGAGGAACGCGAAGAACTACAAGCTGGCACTCCAGCACATGGAGCGGTTTGCAGGGACAACGAGGGTGATGTTCGGGCAGCTCACCTCCACTTTCGTGAACCTGTGGGTGCAGTCGTTGGAACAGACGCACAGGGCAAAGGAGATGTACCCGGTATGCATGAGGCAGGTGTTCCGTGCTGCCGTGGCGGAATACAACGACTACGACAACGGAGTTATCCGCATCAAGACGAACCCTTGGGGCAAGGTGAAGATACCACAGGCTGACCGCACGGCAAAGATTGCCATCAGCCCGGAGGAGTGCCGCGTGTTCTTCGCTGCCCCATTGCCCGAGACGAAAATGATTGATCCATTGCCCGAGATTGGGCGTGACGTGTCGAAGATGATACTTTGCCTTGCAGGTATCAACACGGTTGACCTCTTCGAGATGAAGAAAGAGAACTACCGAAACAGCTGCTTGTGCTACAACAGAGCCAAGACGAAAAAGACGCGCACCGATGATGCGTACATCGAAATGAGGGTTGAGCCTGTGATACAGCCGCTGATGGAGAAATACTTAGCAGAGCCAAACGACCCTTATCTGTTCCGTTTCCACAAGCGTTTTTGCGACAGCGACTCGTTCTGTGCAGGTGTGAACAACGGCATCAAGCAGATTTGCAGGAGTCTGGGCATCCGCAAGGAAAAACAATACAGGGCGTACACATTCCGCCACACTTGGGGAACGGTGGCGCAGAACGACTGCGGAGCGACCATTGACGAGGTGGCTTTTGCCATGAACCACTCGCACGGACGCACCATCACGCGCGGCTACATCAAGCTGGACTTCTCCCCTGCATGGGAACTGAACGCAAAAGTGATTGACTTCATCTTCTTCAGCACGGCAAAGAGCAAGCAGGGCTTGGCGCACGATGTGGAAGAACGCAAGGACACGATGTTCCGCATTGCGCCAAAGTACATGATTTATGCAAGGGCGTACTACCGTGGCGAGGTACTGGCCGAAGTAAGCGACATTGGTTTCAGCAACATTGACGAGGTAATAGCCCGGCTTGCAGCGAAACTGCCCGACACTATCCCGGACAGGTGTGCCGTGCAGTTCCGCATCAAGAACGTGGACACCGACAGAGAGGCGGTGTACGAGAGGACTAAAGGCAAAGGGTTTTAGACAAACTCAACAAAGATGTTTTTGCGTCCATCCTGCGAAATGAGCTTGAGGTTGTCTGCAAGAATGTTGTCGGGATTGACAACAAGATGCAATACCGCTCCCATGCTTGACAGCAGTTTGTGCCAGCAGTCTAATGTTTGAAACGGAGAAATTGTCCGCATAAATCTTCACAGACGGGCCATTCTGCAAAAGCATGGCAATGTTTTCGTAATTTGTTTTCATCATGATGCGTTTTTGAGTTCACGGCAAAGGTATCAAACAAGAACTTCAACTACCCTTTATCTTTTGCGACACGCCCGGCTTTGCAACTCCGCAAGGTCGGGCTTTCTTTTCGCCCCAACTTTTCTTCTCTACTTTTCTTCAAACAAAAAAAAGAAAATCAAAATCCGAAGTCGTTTTTGTCGTTGTCGTCGTCTTATATCATACGACGTTAGGAGTATAATATATATATTCCTTATTCCTATATCTTATATAAACTATCGTTTATATCTACGCGCGTGCGCGAGAAACGAACGGTAGCCTTTTGAGTTTTCTATGTTTTTGAAAAGGCTACCCTTTTTGAAATTAAAACCCTACCGTTTTTTATTGGCTGCAAGTACTTGTGTTTCAACGATAATCGCAAAAACCTGTTTTTGAAGTTTTATCTACGTTTGCAACACGCAAACGCACCACTTTTTCAACGAGTTTTCCAAAAAGTTCAAGAAAATCAAGCACATAAAATGGTTACTTTTTATGCTCTTTTTCATAACGCTACCCTTTTATTTTTAGAAAGGCTACCCTTTTGTTTGTCTTTCGTTTGGGTTTTGAAAACAAAAAGGCTACCCTTTTTGTTGGGTTATGCTTGGGTTTTTGAAAAACGTAAGTGTAGGGATAAAAAATAGCGGCCTATCCATCGCGGACGGGTCGCTAAAACTATGAGTGAAAATTGCGAATTGTCGGGTCTAAAAGTAGATGCGATAGACGGTGAGGTGTGGTGAGGGGTCAGTCGTCCTCGTCATCATCTTCGTCAGCGTCCTCGCCACAGAGGGCGGAAAGTTTGTCCTCGATGGTGCGCACGTTGATTTTGGCAGACATATCCACATCAACGGCTTTCATCTTCGGTGTGTGGAACTCCAGCAAGCGCAGCTCGGCATTGACGCGGTCGTCCGGGGCGAGTTCCGCCATGTCAAGTTCAAAGTCGGACATGATTGTGGCTTTTCCGTTGAACTTGACGTTCTTAGGCTCGAAGTAACTCAATGAATGTGCGCGGATAAACCCTTTCAGAGGGTTCTCCTTGTTGGGCGTGCCTTTCTTGCGCCCTCCTGTTTTCATACCTTTCATGTTCTGTTCTCCTTATCATGTTGTGGCGTGGGCGTTGGTGGAGCGTCCACGGCCTTGTGATACAAAAGTTAAAAGTCGTGGGCAAAGATACCTTATTAATTTAGCGCACGAATTATAACTTTTGAAATACAAACGATTATGGGACTGATAGGAGCAGCGGTAGGAGCCGCAGGAAGCATCTTCGGTGGCATCAGCGCGAGCAAGGCGATGAAGCGCATGAAGAAGAATGTCGAGGCGCAACGTAAGGCTAACCAAGACTGGTATGACCGCAGGTATAACGAGGACGCCACACAGAGGGCGGACGCGCAGAGGATACTCACCCAGACGGAGCAGAGCATCAAGAACCGCAACCAACAGGCGGCAGGAGCGCAAGCCGTGATGGGTGGCACAGACGAGAGTACGGCAGCGGCCAAAGCCGCCAACAACCAAGCCTTGGCGGACGCAACGTCACAGATTGCCGTCAACGCGGACGCACGCAAAGACCAGATTGAGCAAACGTACAGAGCCAAGGACGATGAGTATGTGAACCAGCTCAATGCCATCGAGCAAGGCAAGGCACAAGCCATTGCAGGAGCCGTGCAGGGCGTGGCAAGCGCGGCATCGTCCATGTCGTTCTAAAACTTAAAGCACAACGAATATGAGCACAGGAAATCCACCTAAAGGCAGTGCCGACTGGCTTGCAGAGCAGGACGGAGCGGACCCCACTCCCCCTGCCAAAGGTACGCAAGTATGGGCAGAACAGCCACCACAGCCCGAACCTGCCCCGAAAGGCACGGAGGCATGGACGGAGCAGCACAGCGGAGAGAACGCCCCTGCACCGACAGAGAGCAAGCCGACACCGCAGACAGATGTCGTCCCACCTGCCGACAAGGGCTTGGGCGTGTCTCCACAGAACAATGCCGATGCCGTCATGGGCTACGACCAACAGATAGCGGCATTGCAGGAGGCTGCCAACAAGACCAAGCCCGAAACCGAGGAGGAGCGCAAGAAACGCGAGCGCAGGGAGAAGTCGAAGAAGATAATCGCAGCAGTCGGTGACGGTCTGATGGCGTTGAGCAACCTCTACTTCACGACACGAGGTGCGCCCAACATGTACGACCACAAGACCATGAGCCAGCAGACACCCTTGCAAGCGCAGCTCGACAAACTCAAAGCCGAGCGTGAGGCCAATGCAGATAAGTACTTGCAGTATTCCCTCAAAATAGGAGACCTGCAGAACGACAGAGCCAAGACACTCCGAGAAATGGAGGCCGAGCAGGAGCGCAGGAAACTGGCGAGGGAAAAGGCACAGCGCGAGCAGGAGGAACACGGCTGGCTTGCAGCCCTGCAACCCGACAAGCAGCGTGAGCAAGCAGGAAAGGCCTCGAAAGCCGAGCAGGAGGCCGTTACCGCAAAGGCGGAGGCAGACAATGCTCCCGACCTCTACAAGGCAAAGGTTGATACCGAAAAGGCACGAGGCGAGGCACAGCGAGCGTCAGCGACTGCAAGCAGGGCATCTGCCAGAGACCATGACGCATCGGCAAGGGCGCACGACCGCTCCAACAACAACGAGTTCAGCGCATGGGACGAGAATGGACGCGAACACAAGTTCAGAACGGCAGCAGCTGCGGAGGCATTTGCCAGACAGCACGGTACATTTGAGGAAACCGATGTCACCTCTACAAGCACTACGGACAGTGAAACCAATGGCAAGTCCACTACGACTTACAAGAAGAAAAGTGGTTATGCCAAGCGCGTAGTGCGTCAACCTGCGACAAAACCAGCACGGTCATCATCATATAAGAATACAAAAGCATTAGGATTATAAGGATATGCCATACGATAAAATAGACCAACTCTATGACGCACTGAAAAAAGACGGTGCAGTCAGCAAGAGCCGAGAGAATTTTCGCAGTAAGATGCTTGCTCCCGGAAAGGAGGGCTATCAGAACCGTTTGCAGCTTTACAAAGCTCTGAAAGCAGATGGGGCTATTGATAGTCCTACATATGAGGAGTTTGGCAAACGGTTGGGACTTCATGCAGTGAATAACACACCTGCACCAGCCCATCCACAGCCACAGAAGCCGACCGCAGCCCCGGCACAAGCTGCCACACCTGCGCCAAGCTCGGCTCCAGCAACGCCACAGCAGAAAGACAAGCCGCTCACCCCGGCACAGCGACAGGCGATGATTGACCAAGTGCAGCAGATGCAGCAGCAGACGCAAGCCATGATAGCTGACAATAACGAACGCATGAAGAACATGCAGCAGTACGGCTTTGGACTTGGCTTCGGTCAGACTAAGAAAGGTGGCTACAAGTATAATCCACGCACGAAGAAACTTGAGCAGACCTATCTCACTCCCACAGGCAACCGATACAGCAGCAAGGCGTTGGCAGATGCGGAGAGTTTCCGCTATCGGCAGGAGGCAAGCAAGCCTCTTGGCATCAATATGAATGACCAACAGGTCAATGCGGCACAGAAACCAGCCAATGCAGCCATTGCAGCCTTGTGGAAAGAGGCAGAGGCTAAGTATGCAGCCGACCGCAACAAAAATGCGGAGGACGTGTACAGCGGCAATCCGTGGCTTCATGGAGGGCGTGAGATGCACATTGTCGATGCAGCCACCAACTCACACAAGAATGAGGTGTCGCGCCTTACGCGCTTTGACCTGCAGAAGATGATGGACAATGCGTGGGGACGTGTAGGCAAGCAGATGACGGCATCATGCTATGCGCAGCTGAAAAAGCAATACCCCACCGCAACCGAGCGTCAGTTGCAAAACTCGGCATCGGCAATGGCTCGTCAGTTGTCTGACAATGCCGTGTACAAGTATGCCGTGGCAAAGAACACGCCCAAGAGCACCTTGGAGTTCTTCGCCAAGACCGCAGCCGACATGAACCTATTACGCACTATCAACAAGGGACTGGCACGGAGCGAGGCTGGAACGACAGGCGACATGGCCGCATACGAGCAAGCGATGAGCGACTACGGCAAGAACCACCGTTGGGCGCAGATTGGCGGTACGGTGACAGGCATGATGTTCGACCCTACCACTTATATATCGGGTGGTGTCGGCTCGTTTGCAGGTAAGACGGCACTCAACATAGGAGGACGCATTGTTGCAAAGAAAGCAGCCACCAATGTGGGCGCACGTCTGTTTAGCAATACGCTGACCGGGCGTGTCGTGGCTGGTGTGGCAGGAGGTGCCGGGAACCTTGGCGCATACGAGGGCATCAAGGAGGGCGAAAGCCAGTGGCTGCATGGAGGACACATCAACCAAGAGACAGGTGAGAACGAGGGATATTCCGCAGGCGACGTGCTGAAATCGTCCCTGCACGGCACATTGCTTGGCTCGGTAACGGGTACGGTGTCGCCTTTGTTGGGCAATGTGGCTGACAAATGGGTAAAGGCAACATCGAACACGGCAGGTAAGGTGGGTATCCGTGCAGGAGAACTTGCCACATCGACTGTGGCCGAGGGTACAATATTCTCCATTCCCGAATGGATTAGCGGTGATGGCGATGCCATGGACGTGTGGACGGACAACATGGCCATGATGATAGGCTTCAAGGGACAGCACATGATAAAGTCTGCCCCTCGTGTCATTGCAGGGCTACGACCCATTGCAGACCCCAAGACCATGCAGGAGCGCAACCACAACCGCATGAGTTTCTTGGAGAGACTCCGCACGCAGCTGGACGCAAGTCCGCGCGACATGGCTTTCACTAAGGAAGAGCGCGAGGAGTTGCAGAAGTACGGCTATGGCGACCTTGCGGCACTCTTCACACGTACACCAAAACAGCAGCCCAAAGCTAAGGCAAAACAGCCGACAGCCACGGACGGAAAGGTAATGAACTTTGACATTCCCGAAGCCGAGGTAGAGGACTTGGGCAAGCAGTGGCTCAAGACACACCCCGAGTTTGACGGCTACGAGGCCATGCAACGCCTCATTCAAGACCCAAGCGTGAGCCAGAGCGCGAGAGCCAAGGCGTACTATATCCTCACCGGGCATCAGTTGCCGATGGGAACGGTTACCGGGTACACCACCGAAAAGGACGAACACGGCAATATCTTCGTGAAGTCCGTTACAGCCAATGGCGAGGTCGTAACGAACAGACGCTTTGCAGACGAGGCATCAGCCAAGAGGGAGCAGGACAAAATCATGCGACAGGCCGAACTCAACAGCGTTGATGTAGGTGAGCGTTACACCGAGGCTAAAGCCGACAACAAGGTGTGGGACGCAGCCGTTGAAGCCGTTGCCCCTGGTGCAGACCCCGAAACCGTCAAGCGCAACTACCAAGCTGCCAAGGAGGGCGACAAGGACGCAATTGCCAACTATGGGCAGATGGTCGATGCCATTGACAAGTTCATGGAAGAGAACAGAGGCATGGCAGACGCAGAACGTCCAGAGGCAATCCGTGCAGCCATCAAGGAAGAGACAGGCGTAGATGTGGACGCGGCCATCAAGAAAGAGCCAAGCAAGCGCACCGAGCCAGAGCAAGCAGCCGTAGAGGATTATCTGAAACGGCTGTTCCCCGAACAGAACCAAGAGACAGAGCAGCCCATGTCCGACGACGAGGCAGGAGCAGCGGCCATTTATGACCAGTCGCGCCTGTTGTGGGACAAGGTGGAGCAAGGCGATGCGGACGCGAAAGCCGATGTAGATGCCATTGTTCTTCGTATGCAGGAGGCATTGCAGGAGTGTGAGGACGCTTTCAGCACTGATGCGGAAATGCGCATGGCCGAGATGCAGGATAATCCGTGGGCATTGGCCAACGACCCCGAACTGACGGAAGACCAGCAGAACGCTGTGCTCTACTACATCAATGCCAAGGCAGCGATGGACGGTGTGCAGGATGCGTCCAACGATGCAATGGAGAACAAACGCAGGGAGGTAGCCGCCAACGTGGAGCGACACACCCACAAGGACAACGGTATGGTGCAGCCAGCCACCATGAAAGTGGACGACAAGCCTGTGTACATTGTAAAAGGTAATGTCGCAGTTCTTCCAGATGGTACAGGCATAGACACACAGAACTCCGACCAGAGCATTGTGATATGCGATGCCGAGACAGGCGAATACAAGTTCACCAGTCCCGACCAAATCTTCAATCTCGGTGATGCCATTGACCCACAAGCCGAACTTGACGAGGCTTATGCCAACATTCAAGCCGAGCATGAGGCCGTGCTTGGTGGTATGGGAAATGGCGAAAGCGTACCAAATTCGGGTGAAAGCGTACAGGAAACGCCTGAAAACGTACAGAATGAGGGTGAGAACGTGCAGCCGCCCATGACAGACGAGCAGTTGCAGCAGTACGCCCAAGGTGCTTTCAACGAGGTCACGCAAGGCGATGGTGGCGTTACACTTCCGCAGGAGCAGGTTGAGCAGATGCAACAGCATAACCAACAGATGTTGGAACAGGATCAACAGCGCAGGGAGGAAGAGGCAAACCGCAAGCCGACCGCACTGGAGCGTGTTCCTCTCAACGAGGAGACAGGCGAACCCATGTTTGAGAAAGCCGACAAGGAGACAGCCCTTGACGCACTCAACGAGGTTACGGGCGGCAACGATGCCAACACCACAGCCATTGTCAATGCGCAGGTGGAGCAAGCGCAAAAGACACTCGATGCGCTGAAGAAGAAACAGCCGACCAAGAAAGCACCGTCCCTCAAAGGCTCGCCTATGGCAATGGTCAAGGCACAGCATGAGGCCGATGCCAACTACAATACCGCCATGGAGCAGTACAACGCACAAGTGGCGGAGGCGGAAGAGACACTGGGCGCATGGTCGAGGATTTACGCCCTTATGAACGAGCGCAAACGTGCTATCCGTGAACAGCAGGAGGCAGAGCGGAGGGAACGCGATGCACGACTGCATGACGAAGCCGTGGCGCAGGTTGAGGAGCAGAAACGCATTGCGGCACAGAAAGCAGCCGAGCAAGCCGAGGTGGGCACTCATGCCGTAAACCCGAAGATAAAGGCCAAGTGGGACGGAGCCGCCAAGATGGAGGGCAATCCCAACGCACTCACCCTTGCAGACGGTTCTACCATTCGTGGGCATTATGTCCTCACCGAGGCAGGAGCCGCGTCAGCAAGCCACGATGTGAACAACGCCTTTGAGCCGACCGAGGGTTTCCCCATTGACGAGAACGGAGAGAGCGTGAACGACCGCGACTACAAGCGCGACACGGACGCACAGCGGATAGTGAGGGACATTGCCAACAATTACGACAGCCGCGCCTTGCAGTCGCCTATCATTGTCAGCAAGGACGGTGTGGTGCTTTCGGGCAACAACCGCACCATGTCTGGCGACATTGCAGCCCAGCAGGGAACAGACAAGGCGTATATCGACCACCTGCGCGAGTTCGGACAGATGTACGGTTTCACTCCCGAACAGATAGACGGCATGAAACATCCGCGTGTGGTGTTTGTCCCGGATGAGCAACTGCCCTACGATGCAACCACGTTCGCACGTTTCAACGCTGAACAGCAGAAGAAACAGAGCAAGCCAGAGCACGCGGTGAAACTCGGCAAGATTGTCCCCGACAATGTTTTCACGAGCATCACCAATGACATCAGCCGCTTTGACCGCCTCTCGGACTACTACGCAGACGGCAAGGCAGTATCTTCGGCTATCAGTCAGTTGCTCGGTGCAGGAGTTATCAACGAAATGCAGCTGCCCGAAATGCGCACAGGCAATTCGTTGTCGGCAGCAGGAAAGGAACTTATCGAGAACACGCTTATAGGTAAGGTCTTTCAGACTTCGCCCGATGCCGTGCGCCACATCATCAGCACGCCCACATTGCGCCAGTCGGTCATTATGGGCTTGAACGATATAGCCCACAACCGCACACTCGCCAAGAGCGGCTACGACCTAAGCCAAGAGTTGGGCGCAGCCGTTGACCTTGTGGCAAGAGCCAAGAGCGCACACCCCGACATTTTCAAGGACGGAATGCCTGTGTCGCCATTCGGCAGGGAGCAAGGTCTGTTTGATGATGAATACGGAGACAGCCGAGTGACGGACGGAACGACATTGTTACTCGCAGACATTTTGAACAGCGGTAAGCCGAGCGACCTACGCAAAGTATTGTCAGCTTACAACGCCCAAGCCACTGCCCCAGCAGGTGGTCAGTTGGATATGTTCACAGGCGATGTAACCTCAAAAGAAGAAATACTCAACACCATTAACGAACATTTCAGAAATGCAACACCAAGAGAACAACAAGCCCTCGTCGATGCAGCCATTGCAGAACGCAAGCGCATCGCAGAAACCGAGGCAGGACAGCGTGGAGGAAACAAGGCAACTGAACAAACTGAGGATGCTGTACAACGCAGTGCAGAGCCTCAACAGCCAGCAGTAGCCGAGACCGAACCTGCCAAGCAGGAGGAGACTCCACAAACAGAAGAACCCAATACCGACACCATTGCCGAGGAAGAGGAAGAGGCATTGCGCAACCGCATCACCGAAACAGATGAAGAGTGGACAGAGCCAAGCGCAAATGGCGACATCTACAAGCAGAAACTCCTCATTGACGGTAAGGAAGTAATCAAGGTGGACGCTCCAGACGAGAGCAAGAACTATCCCGGCACTTACTACGAGGTGGACGGCAAGCAGTTTGGCGACCTGCAAGAAGTGGTCAGACACCTTGGCGGAGCGGAACAGCCGTTGTCAGCCAAGATAAAGACCGCATCAGCCGATGTGAACACCGAACCCACAGAGGCACAGAAAGAGGCCGGCAACTACAAGAAAGGCCATGTTCAGGTCGGCACGTTCGACATCACCATTGAGCAGCCGCAAGGCAGTGTGCGCAAAGGCACGGACGCTAACGGCAAGCAGTGGGAAAGCAAGATGCACAACACCTACGGCTACTTCCGTGGTACGGAGGGCGTGGACGGAGACCACATAGACGTGTTCCTCTCCAACGACATTGACGGTTGGAACGGGCGCAAGGTGTATGTGGTGGACCAGTACAATCCCGATGGCACGTTTGACGAGCACAAGGTGATGCTTGGCTTTAACGACATGGACGAGGCGAAGAGCGACTATCTGGCCAACTATGAGAAAGGTTGGGAAGATGGGCGCAGGATTGTCGTGTCCACAACGAACCTCGAATATTTCGAGAAGTGGATAGACAGCAGCCACCGCAAGACCAAGCCGTTTGCGGAGTATGCCGGGGTGAAGAAAGAGACCGTGGCAAGTTCTCCTGCAAAGGAAGATACGGCAGCACCGACAACGGAAAATGCAGACAATGCAGCTTATACCATAACTCCTACCACCTATACTAATAAGAAAGGTAAGACGAGCGATGTATCCCTGCTTACGTTTGATGGCGCACTGACAGCCGACCAAGAGCGTGCCGTAAGTGAATTTGCCAAGGAGAGACTTGGCGAGGGACGCTTTTCTCCTGCACGCGGTTGGAAAGACCGCAAGAGCGGAGGCTGGATGTTCCGCAGTGAGGAGGACGCGAAGAAAGCAGCAGACATGGTGGGCAATGCCGATGCCGTGGCAGACGCACAGCCACTGACCGCACAAGAGTTGCGCGATGCCGTAGAGCCGAAGAAGCCTGCAACACGGAAGAAAACCATAGCTAAGAAACCTGCCAACAAGGTTGAGGTGGCCGATGTGGCAGAGCAAAAGCCGACAGAACCGACCAAGGAAGAACCCAAGCAGCCGACCAAGGAGACAGAAAAGCCGAAGTATGAGGTGAGTGACGAGGAAATGAACGGACTGATGAATGACATTCGTGATATTCTCGGCATTGGTGCTGACGAGGGCGATGCAGGGTTGAAGTTCCGTGATCCCGATGAACTGACCGCAGAGCAGCGTCAGAAACTCATGTCCGTTGGTCAGCGTCTGGCTATGGCAATGGTGGAGCGTGGCAACGAGTCATTCGGTGACTATGCCTCCATGATGGTAAAGGCACTTGGCGACAAGGTGCGTCCGTGGTTAAAGGCTTTCTATGGTGGATTGGAGTATGTTCCCGGTTACGATAAATATGCCCTTACCACATACGAGGAGGTGAAAGCCTTTGATGTGGAGAACTTCGACAAACCGCAACACGATGTGCTTGCCCAAGCCGACATGATTGTTGAGGAGGGCAAGGCACAGACCGCAGCCGACAAAGCAAATAACGAACTCAAAGCAATAAGAAATGAGCAACGAAAAGAAAATGACAAGCAAACAGAAGCAGATACAGCTGCTGTTGCAGAAAAAGCAGAGGCTACTGCAAGCGAAGCAGAAACTCTCGCAGAAACTTCAAGCGACAGACACGAACTCAGCGCAGCCGCAGAGAGAGTAGATGACAGTCTCGAAGAGGTGAACGAACAGCTTGCCCTGCTTGGCTACTATGAGGCCGACCATGTGGAGAAAGACTTCAACGAGGCATACGGTTATATGCGCAATGCCGAGAAGAAAGCAGTGAACGATGCCGCCAGACTTGCTGGGCAGTTGGTGGACGACCTCGGACTTGACCTGTACGAGGCTACCCATTCCGACAAGACCGACAAGAAAGGCAACCGCAAGGCAAAGCCGTTGGCAGTAGCGAACATTGCCCCGGCAGGAGGCGATGTAACCATACACTTGCCGTTGGCCGAGGGCAGGGAGTTGTATGTGAATATCCAACTTGAACCAGCTTTCGATAAGGGCGATACAGACAGAAGAGGTGATAATCTTGAAGTGACAGGTATCATGTGCCGTGTGGAGAACCCGAACGCAAGCGGTAACGACCGCTACGGACAAAACATGTGGTTTGCAGAAGATGTTACCTATGACGACTTGCTGAAGAATGTGCAGCGTGCCACATACAAGTATATCCCCGAGCGCAGCAATACCAAAGAGGGAGAATACAAGGTAGGCGACAAAGTGCAGTATTCTCCCGATGGCAATACATGGCATGATGCGGTAGTGGCACAGCCTAACGAGTTGGATGGCATACGCATAGACACAGGCCAAGCACCTGTCATGTGGGTAAATGCCCACCCCGACCAGTTGCGGCACAAGGCACAAACCGAGCCACAGAATGAGGACATTTTCCAAAAGGCGGAACGCATTGCCAAGGAAGCACGCGAGAAGAAAGCGGCCAAGGCTGCATCAGAGCCTACCACTACTCCAGCATCGACAGAGCAGCCGAAACCAGCGATGAAGAAAAAGGCATCGAAGAAGAAAGTTAAACCAGAGCAGCAGGTGGGCAATTTGTTTGCTGGGCTGTTCGATGAACCGAAAGAAGAAAATGGATTACAACGAAATGATGATGCGGTACGCACCGAAGCAGTGCCGACCGACAATCGTGGACAACAGCAAGGACTTCGAGGAGGCGAAAGCACAACTCGCAAAGCAGCTGCACAAGAAAGTGGAAGACCTGACGGAGGACGAGGAGGACAAAGCACTGGCGCAAATCGGGCTGAGTCCGCTGGACTTCATGGACTAACAGAGCCGAAGAACACGCGCAACAACCATTCGGAGCGTGGCGCAGACCATGCCCCGACCTCGGTAAACGGCAGAATAGAGGCCAACATCAAAGCCATTGAGTTGGCACATGAGTTACTTGAGAGCGGTGAGACAGCCACTCCCGAGCAGATGCGTGTGCTCAGACAATTCAGCGGTTGGGGCGGACTTGGAGCCGCTTTCAGTGACGGAGGCTACGACTGGAAACAGCGTGAGCGCAACAAGAAAATACGCGAGTTGCTGGGTGAGGAAGCCTACGAGCAAGCCGTGATGAGTGCCAACAGCGCATACTACACCCCTGCCTATGTTGTCGATACCCTTTGGGACATTGCAGGAAAACTCGGTTTCAAGGGCGGCAACATTTTGGAGGGTTCGGCAGGTATCGGCAATATCCTCGGCCAGATGCCTACCGACATGAGCGAGCGCAGCGACATTCACGCCATCGAGATAGACGGCACATCGGGCGGCATTCTCTCATTGCTCTATCCCGATGCCAAGGTGGATATACAAGGCTTTGAGCAGACACGCATACCCAACGGCAGTGTGGACTTGGCCATCACCAATGTGCCATTCGTTACCGGGTTGCGCGTGAACGATACCACAGGCGACAGCGACCTGTCGAAGAAGTTCCACAATATCCATGACTTCTGCATTGCCAAGAACGTGCGCAAACTGCGTGAGGGCGGTCTGGGTATCTTCATATCGTCAAACGGCACACTCGACAGCAGCAAGGCACTGCGCGACTGGGTGGTAAACGAGGGAGGTTCGGACTTCATCGGAGCATTCCGCATGAACAACAAGACCTTTGGCGGCACGACCGGAACATCAGACATCATCGTAATCCGCAAGCGCATGAACGGTCAGAAGTCGGCACAAGCCATTGACGTGAGCAACATCAGCGGTGAGCGCACAGCCGAATATGAGGAGCCGGGCGCACGCAAGGCCAAGCAGCTCTCCATGGACTACAACAAGTATTTCATCGAACACCCCGACCACATGGCAGGAGAAATGCGCTTTGCCTTTGAAGAGGGCGACACGTTCAGACCCACAAGCAAGGGACTTTACCCGGTAAGCGGCAAAGACCAAGGCAAGATGCTGGCCGACTTCGTTAAATCGTTCATGGAGGAAGAGCGCGGCAGCGCAGAGACCACAGAAAGCGACAAGCCTGTTTATGTGAACGATGCATCGGCAGACGGCAAGAAACTTGGCGAGATGTACTTGAAAGACGGCAAGCTCGTTACGGCAGGTATGGGCGGCTACTATCCTCTTGAAGTGAACGACAAGAAGATAAAGGGACACACCAAGCAGGAGTGTTTCAATGCCTATACAGCCATCAAAAGCGCATTGGCCGATGTGATGAAGTACCAGATAGAGAACGAGGGCGATGCAGGACTGCAACCATTGATAGACAAACTCAACAAGGCATACGATGCCTTTGTCAGCACCTACGGACACTTCACCAAGAACAACCAGTTGGCATGGCTGCGCAATGACGTGGACTATCCAAACGTGTTCTCCTTGGAAGTGTACAAGGAGCAAGGAGACGGCAAGGGCGGTGTGGTCAAGACCTATGACAAGGCAGACGTGATGAAAGGCCGTGTCGTGGAAAAGGAAAGCGAGCCGCACCCCGAAAACGTCAAGGACGGAGTTGTGGTGAGCATGTTCAAAAACGGCCGCATAGATGTACCCTACATTGCAGGGCAGCTCGGCATGAGCGAGACGGAAGTAAAGCATGAAATCATCGAAAGCGGACTCGGCTTTGAAGACCCTGCCACACGGCAGATGGAAGTGTCGTACAAGTATCTGAGCGGCAATGTGCGCGAGAAACTGAAACAGGCAGAGGCCAATAACGAGAATGGCGAATACACAGGGAACATCAAGGCATTGCAGGAAGTAGTGCCTATGAATATCCCTGCCCACTTGATAGACTTCACTCTCGGCTCGTCATGGCTCGACCCCAAACTCTATGACGCTTATATGAAAGAGCGCACCGACATAGACGTGCATTTCACGGCAGCAGGTGGCACATGGTTCATGAACGCCCCGACATACGGAGTGAACGTGGAGAAGAACCGTGCCATAGGCGTGGTGAGCGAGATGCTGAAGAAAACCATCATGGGACATGAACTCATCGGAGCCGCCATTCAGAACAAGAGCGTCGTCGTGTCACGCACGGAGAAACACTATGACGGCACAACGGAAACCATCACCGACCGCGAGGCCACGTCAGCGTGTGCAGCCAAGATAGACGAGATACGGCAGGACTTCAAGGACTGGATGCGTCAGAAGATGCAGAGCGATGCGGACTTGTCGGCACGTATGGAGACGGAGTATAACGACCGTTTCAACAACTATGTACCTATGAGCATACCCGATGATTTCGTACCCGAATACTTCGGAGGCGCGACCCACAAGTTCAAGATGCGCCCACACCAAGGCAAGGCCATTGTGCGCGGCACGATGCAGCCGTTGCTGCTTGCCCATGAGGTAGGAACAGGCAAGACGTTCACCCTTATCTCCACCGCAATGGAGATGCGCAGACTCGGCACGGCACGCAAACCAATGATTGTGGTGCAGAACGCCACCGTAGGCCAGTTTGCAGCCTCGGCCAAGGAACTCTACCCCAATGCCAAGATACTCACGCTTGAGGACAATGACCGCAACGCAGAGGGCAGAAAGAATTTCTACGCCAAAATCAAGTACAACGATTGGGACATGATTGTTGTGCCGCAGAGCACCTTTGAGTTTATCCCCGACAGCGATGAGCGTCAGATGCAGTTTGTGCAGGACAAGATAGACGAGAAGATGCTTGTGCTTGAACAGATGCGACAAGCAGACACCAGCGGAAGAGACCCCATAACGAGACGAGCCGAAAAAGAGTTGGCCGACCTGCAAGCGGAAATGGCCGCATTGTCGGACGGCATATCCAAGAAACGCTCCGCCAACAACGAGAAGAAGAAAGCCGTTGCCAAGCAGAACGCAGCAGTTAAGGCGCAGGAAATGCTCGACCGCCGCACGGACGATGTGGAGGACTTTGACGACATGGGCATTGATGCCCTGCTCATTGACGAGGCACACGAATACAAGCACCTCGGCTTTGCCACAGCCATGCAGCGTGGAGTGAAAGGCGTTGACCCCTCATACAGCAAGAAGTCGCAGGGCGTGTACCTAAAGACGCAAGCCGTGTTGGAGAAGAACAACGGACGTAATGTTATCTTCGCCACTGGTACGCCTATCAGCAACACAGCCGCAGAGATTTGGACATTCATGCGCTACCTCATGCCCAAGGACACCATGAAGGAATACGGCATTTACTACTTTGACGACTTCGTGCGCAACTTCGGCAACATACAGCAGATGCCAGAGTTCAACACAAGCGGCAAGTTCAAGGAAGTAAACCGCTTTGCAGGATATGTGAACCTGCCCGAACTTGTGCGTATATGGTCGGGCGTGGCCGACACCGTGCTCACCAAAGACCAAACCGAATTGGTGAAGAAGATACCCGAAATGGAGGGTGGCAAGGCACAGGACATCTACCTGCCACAGACACGCGCATTGCGTAGCGTAATGAAGTATGTGCGAGAAGAACTTGAACGCTTCGACCAGATGAGTGGTAAGGAGAAGAAAGAAAACAGCAGTATTCCTCTTACCATGTACGGCATTGCCCAAGGAGCCGCAGTAGATGCCCGACTTGTGGAGATGGACGCAGAGGATGATCCAAGGAGCAAGACCAACGAGGCCGTGCGCCAGACCCTGCGCTCGTTGAAAGAGACGGACGACTACAAGGGAACGGTGGCCATCTTTGCCGACCACTACCAAAACAAGCGCAGCGGTTTCAACCTGTATGAGGACATCAAGCAGAAACTCATAGCGCAGGGCGTACCCGAAAGTGAGGTTGTTGTGATGAAACCCGGTATGACCATCAAGAAGAAGTTGGAAATCTTCGACAAGGTGAACCGGGGCGAGGTGCGTGTGGTACTCGGCAGTACAGCCACCCTTGGTACAGGCGTGAACATACAGGAGCGTCTGCACACCCTTATTCACCTCGATGCGCCCAACCGACCGATGGACTACACACAGCGCAATGGCCGTATCTTGCGACAGGGCAACCTGCACAAGCAATGGGGCAAGCCAGTACGTGTGCTCCGTTTCGGTGTGGAGGACAGCCTTGATGTAACAGCCTATCAGCGACTGAAAACCAAGGGAGCGATTGCCGACAGCGTGATGGAGGGTGACCGACTGATGCAGGACAGCATGAACAATCGTGTGCTTGAAGAGGAAGAAGATGTGTTCGGTGATACCGTGGCGCAGCTTTCGGGCAGTGAATACGCCCTGCTGAAGAACAATGCAGAGAAGAACGTGCGCAAGTACGAGAGCCGCAGAAAGCAGTGGGAGGCCGACCAGACCTATATCCACAATGCCAAGCCCAAACTGGAGGGACAGATAAAGGCCGCAGAGCAGCGAGCAGAGGAAGCCAACGCCCACCTGCTTGCCGTGCAAAAGGCATTCCCCGATGGCAAGTTTACGGAGATAACCGTAGGCAAACAGAAGTTTGGTTCTGTTGATGCCATGGCCGACTTCATCAAGGAACACAACAAGAAAATCCTCGATGCGGTAAAGGCAATGAAAGAACACCCAAGCAATGCGGCACAGACCAACACCCTCACCTTGTCGTTGGGTGGCTATGACTTCGTTGTAAAGACCGATATGTCGCGTGAGACGCAGAACATTGGCGGTTCACTCTTTGCAGAGATACACCGCAAAATGACCTACTCATGCCCCGAACTCGGGCTGACCGACATACCTGTCAAGCAGTCGCTCTTGCGCAATGCCGTTGAGGACATCACCGAGAACGTCATTACAGGCAAGGACTTCGCAGAGCGGTTCGACATAGCCACGCGCATGGTGAAACACGGCAAGTCAGAATTGGAGCAACTGAAACAGCGTGAGGGCAAACCTTTTGAGTTCGGCAAGGAACTTGAAGAGGCCAAGCGTCAGTTTGAGGAATACTCCGAGGCCATGAAAGTGGAAATGGCAGAAAAGGAAAAGAAGTATGCCGAGATGGACGCAAGCGTGGAGGCCGCTACCGATGTTGTGGCAGACGATGAGGACGAGACGAGCGAGGACAAAACCAAGTTCCGCTTGCTTGAGGACGATGACCCCAAGGCGATAGAATTGGAGTCGTTGCCCGACAGCGAGCTTGTGCCTGTATATCGCAACGTGCAAGCCTTTGAGGACGATGCACTCGGTTCGCCTATGGCGTTTACCGATGCGGAGACAGGCGAGCGCAGAACGTTGCAGGGTCAGAAGTGGAACTACTCCAACCCACCGCAGATTGAACTCACGCCGGAGCAGCAGCGGCAGTTGGATGAACTCAACAAGAACGGCTACATTATGGTGGACGGCAAGAAAACCACGGAGTTGCAGATAAATGACGGATTGAAGTTCGTGAAACCCAAGACCAAGGACGCACAGCTGCAATACTTCTTGAAGAAGAACCCCGAGGACAAAGGTCTGTGGGCGGCATACGACCCATACGACCATGCCATCGAGACACCGCTGAACACCCAGTTTGGCGAGGCGTACAAGCGTCCGAACCTTGTCGTGGTGCGCAGTCTTATTCCGAAATCGGAGATAGACGAGCCGTTCCTTGCAGACTATGCCCTGCTGCCTACTGGAGCGCATCAGTGGAACAACGGCCGCACACTCTACCTCTCACGCTGGAGCAAGATAGACAAGGTATTCACGCGCGAGGAAGAAGCCAAACTCATTGACGAGTATTGGAAGAAACACCCCGGCAAGCGTGAGGCATTGAAGAGCCACCGCGACTATAACCGCTTTGTACCGCAGGTGCGCAGGGAGTTGGAGAAGATGGGCTACCGCTTTGAGTTGGACGGCAAGGAACTCACTCCCGAAGAGAGCCTTGCACTTGACGAGCAGAATATGGAGAACCGCGATGTTATCCCCGGACGCGAGGGACACGCCCCATTCATGACCAACGAGGACATTGCACGCATCAACGCCAAGATGTCCGGCAAGTGGGTGGGCGAACCCAAGGAGGCCATGAACAATGCGATGGCAGAGCGTGTGAACGAGTTGGCAGAGCGGCTCCATACACCTGTGCGCATTATCCGCACGGACGAGGAAGTGGCCGCATTGCCGAGTACACGCCAGCGCAGGATGAAAGGCAGCTTTAATCCTTTGACTGGTGAAGTTACCATCGTTGTGCCTAACAATGCCAACATGACAGATGTGGAGAACACGTTTATCCATGAGGTTGTGGGGCATGACGGACTGCGTGTGCTGTTCCCCGAAGAGGAGAAACTGAACAATGCTCTTGATGAACTCTACAACGTGTCGAAAGACGAGATACGGAACATCATTGACCGCAATGCGCAGAAGATGTACGATGCAGAGGTGGACCGATTGCGTGAGAAAAAGCGCAAGAAGCATGAGGCCAATGGCGAGGACAGCAACGCCTCCTACTATGCGGATATGGCAGAAGCCCATGCCGAGGCAAGCAAGAAGCGCGAGCAGTTCAAACGTGATGCCACGGAGGAATACGGAGCAGACCTTGCAGGGCGCATCGGTGAGAAAGGCTTTGAGAAAATGAGTGCCGAGGAACTTACGTTCTGGGGCAAGTTGAAGTCCATGCTCCAAAAAGCCCTTCAAAAGTTGCTTGACGGATTGAAAATCCCTGGCAAGAAGAAATGGGGTGATAAGGAATGGGCGTTTGTCCTGCACGAAGCATACAAGCGCAAGAAGAACGGAGGCAAGCCCGATGTGTTTGACGCAGCCGATACCGAGGTAATGCGGAGAAAGACAGGGTTTGGTGAGACGAAGTTCAGTGATGGACATAAAAAAAGTGCCCAACTCAATGAGGCAGCACTTAAGCACTTAGAGCCTACTGATGTTGAACACGCTGCAAAGGTACAGCAAAAACGTGAGAAAGCCAAAGAAGCACTTGCAAATGTTGCAAAAACATACAAGAATACAACTGACAGCAAGGGCTTTATATCAGATTTAAGCAATAGTCTTGGTCTGACAAAAGGCGGCACTGGAAGTGGGTATGGCTCATTTGAAACGCCCAATGGCAAGGTGTTTACTATCAGAGTGAGCAACCATAACATCAACGCAGCAAATGTCGGTGATGAGCCTGTCGAAAGCATTGTTATCAAGACGAAACGAAGTCCTAACAGATTTCATGCAGAAGATGGGAAGTTTGCAAACGAGTATGTTTACTTCAAAGAGGATATTCGCAAAGCACCTGCGGGAACATTGAGTGCCATTGCAGAAAGTATTTCTGATTTGCTTGATACTGGCGAGTATCACGACAAGACAGGACTTGCAAAGGACAACCATAGTCCAGAGACCGACCCCGATGGGGGCATGAAGTTCCGCGATGGCGACATGGGACTTGACGAGACCATTACACAGATGAAGATTGCAGCGAGCCAAGCCAATGCCGACAACTGGCAAGCCAAGCAAGAGGCGATGAAAGCCATTGGCGGCAACTTGAACAAACTGCGTCAGGCGATGGCACGTCAGAGAGAGTATGACCTTTCGACCGTGAAGAGCATCACCGACCTTGCCAAGGTGCTGCTTGACAACGGACTGCTCGATGATTTGAGCAAGTACGAGACTAAGCGCATACTCTCGGCAGTGAACAACGCCCACGGCAAGCAGGACACCAGCAACCAAGTGGCCAAGGTTATGGACATCATGGTAGATAACCAGTTGCGCATGGGTGCAAATATGCTTGGCAGACTGCTCTCCACCCGTGGTAGCCGTGTAGATGCACGAGGCATCGAGGTGCAAGGGCAGCTTGACCCAGACGGACAGACCATTGCACAGGTGGTAAGGAAAGCCACTTCCCTGCCAAAGTCCGACATCGAGGAGCGCATTGCCGAGGCATTGAACCGCATGGGCAGCGATGACCAAGCCGTGGCCGATGAAGCTGCTTTGGAGTACAGCGGTCTGTTGCTTGCCCACCAGTTTGCCGAGGACATCACCGACAGCAAAGCCGAAGAAAAGGCATTGCGCGACAGCATCAAGCAAGCCAAGGAAGATTTGGACGCTGGCATGATGGAGAAAGATGCCTACCACGAATATGTGGAAGCTACCAATGATTCCATTCGTCAGAATAAGATAGAGCGTGCCGAAGCCTACCGTTCCATTGTGGAGCAAGTAGGCAGCGTGTTGGGCGGCAGTGTAGAGCGAGCCAAACAATGGCGCGAGGCAGAGAAACAGCGTGTGGAGGCAATCCACCACAATGCCAACTCCGACATGGTAGGCCGTCCGACAGACGAGCACCACAAAGAGGGCAAGGTGCAGAAGATAGCCAACAACAGCGCAGTACGTTTCCTGCTTGCACCGTTAGGCACGTTTGACCAGATGCTGCGAATGTTCGGCAAGAAGAGCGTGAACGGTGAGGGCTACCTTTGGAACCGCTATATGCGCGGTTGGGTTGATGCCACCGAGAGAGAGTACAAAGGCTATCAGAACGCCTTGAAAACCCTTGACGAGAAAGTGAGCGAAGTGTTCGGCAAGAACATGAAATGGGGCGACCTCTTTGCCATGGAGCGCAAGATGCCCAAGGCAACCGTTACATTCTGGGACGGAGGCGAGCGGAAAGACCACGAACTCACCCAAGGCAACCTGCTCTACATCTATATGGTTGACAAGATGGCGGACGGACGCATGAAACTACGCAGAATGGGTATCACCGAAGAAGATGTGGAGAACATCAAGGATTTCGTTGACCCACGTTTCCTGCAACTTGCAGACTGGATGCAGGATGAGTTCCTTGTAGGAAAGCGCAACGAGTACAACGAGGTACACAAACGCATGTTCGGTGCGTCAATGGCCGCGATAGAGAACTACTTCCCATTGAAGATACTCGCCAATGCAAGAATAGAAGATGTGGACGTAGCCGACGACACCACCGACACCGCCCTGCCAGCCACCTCGACAGGCAGCATCATCAAGCGCAGACGCAACAATCTCGCCCTTGACGTGATGGGTGCGGACGCATTCAGCGTGATACTTGACCACATTCAGCAGATGGAGCGTTGGGCAGCGTTTGCAGAGTTCAACAGAGACTTGAACACCCTGCTCTCGTACAAGCACTTCCGCAACCAAGTGATGAACATGTCGAGCGTGTACGGAGGCGGCAAGACCCTGTGGAACAACTTCCGCAACGTGTGCAGCATGGCCGCAGGAGCATACCGCCCACCGATTGCACAGCTTGACAAGGCCGCAGTGAACATCGCCAAGGGCGTAACGGCAGCAAAGGTAAGTTTCAGAGTGTTCACCGCACTGAAGCAGTTCCTCTCCATGCCAGCCTACCTTTCGGACAGCAACCCTGTATATCTTGCCGCCAACATCGCCAATCCGATAGGCGCATGGAAATGGTCGATGGAGAACCTGCCAATCTTTGAAAAGCGTTGGAAGAGCCGCATGGCAGGAGACCCACGACTGATGAAGAGCGAGATGGACTGGAAGATGTGGCGCAGCCATGTGGTGGAAATCGCCTCACGCATCGGTATGTCGCCCAATGCCTTTGTCGATGCGCTGACCGTGGCCATCGGTTCACACGCCATGTACCAGACGAAGAAACAAAAATATCTTCGCTATGGCTATGACGAGGAAGTGGCAGAGAAACGCGCCAAGCAAGACGCGACAATTCTGTTCAACCAGACACAGCAGTCGAGCGAGAGCGCATTTCTCTCCACCATGCAAGTGGACCGTTCATGGCTGAGCGTGCTGTTCACCATCTTCCGCAACTCGTCCATGTCATATACAAGGCAGTTGTATGATGCTATCCGCAACATCAAGCACCGCTTTGAGCCGGGCTACCAATCCATGAGTGAGGAGTACATGGCCAAACAGATGCGCAGGGACGGCATAGACCCCGACAAGGCAGACAGCAACGCCAAGAGCGAGTACCGCAGAAGTCTGTTGCGCGACATCGCAAGAATAGGCGTGTTCGGCTACATTCTGCAATTCGCATGGAACTTTGGCGCATACCTGCCATACCTTATTGCAGGAGACGACAAGGATGAGAAGAGCAAGATGTGGGACGATGTAATCAACCACACCATGTTCGGCAGCATTGAGGGACTGACAGGCGGAGACGTGATGAGTTCGGCAGGACAGATGGCACTCAACGGAGAAGCCGCCAACTGGAGTTACCTCGTAAAGGATATGCCGTTGGCAAGCGACCTTGCGGCCATACTTCAGAAGATGCCGAAAGACAAGGTAGCCGCCATGAACGATGTGGTGAACCTGCTTGTGCAGTCGGGCGTTGGAGTCAATCCGCAATCGCTGACCGATGCAGTGGTAGCCATCATGGACTATTGCGGAGACGATGCCGAGACCTCACGCGAATGTGCACTGCTCATTGCACGCATCATCAACTGCCCACAGAGCCAAACCGACAAAATCTATTTTGACGAGTTGGGCGCAACGGCAGCAGAGGCAAGCAATATGACACCAGCCGAGATAGCCGAGCGATATGCCGAGTACAAGATACACAGAGGCGCACCGCTCACAGGCTGGGCATATTCAGAGGAGGCACGGGACAGTGTGAAAACCGCACAGCAGAACCGCGTGCTGACCAAAGCCAAGGAGAAGATGAGCAATCGAATGGAGACCGAGGCCACCAAGCAGTTGCTCTCCACCTATGACGAGGTTAGCAAGCTGCAGACCGAGTTGTCGAAATTGAAAAAGACCGACAGAGCCGCCTACCGCGAGGGCATGAAACAACTCCGTCAGAAGTACAATATGCGAGAGCACGGACGCATGAAACGGTACAAGCACGACATGAAACAGCTCACGGAGAAGTATCTGCGCAGCAAGAACGCAGAAGAGCGCGACAGCCTTGTGAGGGTAATGACCACCACACGCGACAAGTTGCTTGACGACATCGGCAGAATGAACCAACAATAGTTAAACAATGAGGGACGGTGCAAACACATAACTTTGCATCGTCCCAAATTACAATGAATATGGCAACAAAGAAACTACATAGAATGAGCCGTGTGATGCCGCAAAAGGAATTGGACAGCGTGAGCCATGCAAGGCGCACGATGGGCAAGAACCGTGCCTTTGAGGTGTTGTGGCAAGCACAGCAGTATTGGCTTGCGATGGAGACATTCCGCAGAGACCGTGAGAGAAACAAGAACTACACCTACGGTAGGCAGTGGGATGACTATGTATGCGTGAACGGCAAGATGATGAAGGAAGAGGAACTCATCAAGAAACAAGGCAACGTGCCGCTAAAGAACAACCTCATCAGACGCATGGTGCAAGCCGTGCTTGGCGTGTACCGCAGCCAAGCCAAAGAGCCGACCTGCACGGCAAGAGACAGAGACGAGCAACGGTATGGCGAAACCATGAGTACCGTGCTGCAATGCAACATGCAGTTGAACCGCATGACCGAGATAAACGCAAGGTGCATGGAAGAGTTCCTCATATCGGGATTTGTGGTACAGAGGAAGTGGTACGGTTGGCGAGAAAACAAGCTGGACTGTTGGACGGACTATGTGCAACCCAACAATTTCTTCATCGACAACAACATGAGGGACTTTAGAGGTTGGGATTGCAGTTGCTTGGGCGAGATACACGACATCAGCTTTGAGGACTTGTGCGGACGCTTTGCCCACAGCAAGGCCGACTATGACCGACTGGCCGAGATATACAAGTATGCCAAGGACAAGTCGTATCTCAGTGCCATGTATGACAATTTCGGCTATCCCCTGCAAGGCTACTACGACTTCCTTGTACCCTACGACCAGAGCCGATGCAGAGTAATCGAGGTGTGGCGCAAGGAAAGCAAGGAGAGAGTGCGCTGCCATGACGTGAACAACGGAGACGTGTTCAAAGTGGATATGGAGGACTTCAAGGCACTTGTGCTTGACGAGAACGAAAAGCGGCTGCAACAGGCGCGAGAGTTAGGCATGAGTGAGGACGATGTGCCGCTTATCCGCTATGAGTGGTTCATGGACTCATACTGGTACTACTACATGCTCACCCCATTCGGAGACATACTTGAAGAGGGCGAGACACCCTACGAGCACAAGAGCCACCCCTACGTGTTCAAGGCATACCCATTCATAGACGGAGAGATACACTCGTTTGTGAGCAACGTGATAGACCAACAGCGGTACACCAACCGCTTGATAACGATGTACGACTGGATAATGCGAGCCTCCGCCAAGGGCGTGTTGCTGTTCCCGGAAGAATGTCTGCCCAAGGGCATGTCGATGGAAGATGTGGCAGACGAGTGGGCAAGGTTCAACGGCATCATCATGATAAAGCAGCCCAAGGCAGGACAGGCACTGCCGCAGCAGATAGCCAACAACTGCACGCAGATAGGCATATCCGAGTTGCTGAACATGCAGCTGAAGTTCTTCGAGGACATATCGGGCGTGAACGGAGCGTTGCAGGGAAAGCCCGGCTATTCGGGTATGTCGGCCAGCCTGTACAACCAACAGGCGCAGAACGCCACCACCTCGCTGCTTGACTTGCTCGACACGTTCTCGGCATTCATCAGAGACGGAGCATACAAGGACGTTAAGAACATACAGCAGTTCTATGACACGCCGCGCGTGTTCAACATTGCAGGAAAGAACTCCACCATCGTGGAGTACGATCCAAGGAAGATACGCGATGTGGAGTTTGACCTAAGCATTGTAGAAAGCACCGCGACTCCAGCCTACCGCGCCTTGACCAACGATATGCTCATGCAGTTGTGGCAAGCCAAGGCAATCAGTGTGGAGCAGTTGCTTGAACACGGAGAGTTCCCATTTGCGGACGAGTTGCTGCAGAGCATCAAGTCGCAGAGGGAGCAGTTGGAGCAAGGGCAAGTGCCAGACGGAATGTCGCCAGAACTTGCACAGCAGGTTCAGCAGGGAGCGAACATGCAAGCCGTGAACCAGGCGCAGCAGATGCTGCAACCACAATAAAGAATAAGCCTCATAAGTCGGATAAGGCATATAAGCCGAGGGGACTTGTGAGGCTTTACTGATTTTATATGGAAGCCTCGGAGACGGGGCTTCTGTCTTTTCGGAGCGTTTTGTTGTTAATCGGCACGAATTCGGGCATCTCCATTTCACGGTAGCAGATGTGCAGACCGATGGCACGTGTCATGAGCAAGTCGTCATGCTTGCCGACAATAGCACCATACGCGCCATTCGGCTTGCGCTCATAGGTATCGTACTCGTCAAGACACCGCTTGTCGCGCTCGATGTAAAGACGCTCGCGAATGACCTTGACCAAGGTTGAGATAATCATCGGCTTGGTGGCCACATTCGTATGGAAACCATACTTGCGAGGTGCGCCCTCGCGTATCTCGTCCTCCGACTGCTTGCGAGCGTAGAGATTGGGATAGATGTCCGAAATCTGATTGAGGATATACTGCGACTGGTCGCCACCCTCCACCTGTCGCTCCTTGTCGTGCGTCTCCAAGGTGTTGGACTCGATGACCAACAGAGAGTCGTTGTAGAAAGCCGCAATCTGTGCGGCACGCCATGCAAGGCGGTCAATGTCGCAATGGCCGTACCACTGCGCCACGACAGACGGAGGCTCGCTGCCGTCAATCATGCTCAGACGGTCGAATACCACGATGACAGACCAGTCAGCCTTGTTGGAGCGTCCGCCCACATCGACCACGGTAAGGTAGCGGTCGGTAACCTCGTAATCGTCAAACTTCTCGGGCATAGCCCAAATGGAAAGCAAACCCTGCCTGTCCTCACGGAAACGAAGATTAGAAATAGCCTCCTCGCCCTCGTCGGCATCGGCATATACCTCGCCAACAAACTTAGGCTTGCGACAGAACGGCTCAAACCGTTTGACAAGATACTTGTCGAACACCATTGTACCCGAATGAACAAACGCCTCCACATCGTCAGAGGGAAACTCCGCAGCCATTACCGCAAAGTCATTCTTACCTGCACGCTCATATATGTACCAATGGATAGCCTCCAACGATGCACCCCTTTCCCAAAGCGACCACAGATAGCGTCCGCTCTCCTCACGGTTGGACGGAGTGTAGGCATTGTTGCGGTTTTCCCAAAGCTTCTTGGCAAAGGCACGCAGTTCCTCGGCTGAATTGAACGGCATCGAGTAATGCTCAATCTGAAACCACGCGATGAACAAAGCCTCGTACTGCGATTTTACTTTTGGGTCGGCAGCGGCAGAATACTCCCGGTGGAAGAAATTGCCCGTACCATTGGCCGTGGACTCCATGACAATCATTGTGTAAGGATTGGCGAGAATACCAGAGCAAGCGGAGCGCACAATATCTTCGGGCGATTTGCCCTCCGTCTTTTGCCACAGCCCCACCTCGGAAAGATGCACCAACGAGTAAGCACCGCCACGGCAACCGTTAGGACGCTCGGCTGTACCCACCTTAATCTTGCATTCGCGCTGCGGCACACGGTGCGTAGAACCCGACTTGCCGACACCGACCAACTTAGGCTCGTTCTCCGAATAGACCTCGCCCAACCTGTGCAGAAACTCCACCGGGTGTTTCTTAATCATGAGGTCGAACATATCCTTGATTTCGTCCGATGCCGTGCCTTGGTGGGCGATGATGAGTGAGTTGAGACCTTTCTTGTGGAAGAACTGCAACCACGCCATGTAGAGCTGCGTGGTTGTGGAGCCGCCCCACTGACGCGCTTTCAAAAGAATAAGACGGATAGGCTCGCCAGCCTTTCGTTTCGCCTCAAAGCGCGACACCAAGATGCGCTGCGGATACCATAGACGGAAAAGCACGTCCTTTCCTGCGTCCTTGTTGTGGATATAGACGAGCGTAGCCGTCCAAAAAGGAAAGTCGTGCTTGTAGCGCAAGCGTATGAGCGTGCGCGATACCTTGATGAAGTCATCGTCATTCGGCTCAACGTGCATCACGGACGAGAGAAACTTGTCGATAGAGCCAGCCTTGACCAACTTCTTGACAAGCGGAATGTCCATCATTTCCACAGGCAACCACTGAACGGGAATGGCAAAGTCGGCAATGCTGACATGCACACGCTCACCGATAGACCCCTCACCAGTAACAGGGTCGAACTTGGCGAACATGATTTCATTGCGCCTGTCATTCTCCGCAAGCAGTGCGGCAATCTCTGTATCTATCGTATTGGTTGTCATACCATCCATTCTTTATGCGGTAAATAAACTCCCCGACCGTGCGAGGCGTGAGGTAGAACTTGGGCGCAGGTTGATTGACAATCTTCGTAACCAACTCATAGACCGACTTGTCGGGATAATCCTCACGCATGAGGAGGTATCTGCGGTAAATCTCCTCAAACATCTCACGCTTATTGCTCCTCATGCGCGGCATGGGCTTTCCTGCCGCCATAGCGGAAATGACAATGGCCGCACGTTCCTCGCTCACCCAGAAACGAGAAGCAGGAGAGTCGGCCACCAACTGAAAAATAACAGGCATGACGATGATGCTTGCCTCGGCAAGTCTGTCGCGGTACACCCTCATAAGGTCGGCATTGCGCTCCCTTGTAAAATCCAATATGCTGCCAAAGTATTTCATAAAATTCACGGTTCGGTTCTATACAAAGGTAGTAAAGCCAACTCACAAAAGTTAAAAGTCAGAGCACCTCTTATATGGCTATTTTTGCATACGAATATTACACAATCATAAGATTTTCAAGATAATGGCTGAAAACAAAGAAGTTAAGAGCAGACGCGACCAGCAGCTGGAGCGGCTTAGAAAGAAATACCCCGACAAGAAGTTCGAGGATGACGAGGAAATCTACGGTCAGATTTCCGATGATTACGACCAATACGAGCATGACATTGACGGCTACAAAGGCCGTGAGAAAGCCATGTCGGACATGTTTGCCGCCGACCCACGCAGTGCGCAGTTCTTGGCAGACATGCACAACGGCCAAGACCCTTACCTTGGACTGGTGAAGAATTTCGGAATGGAAATCAAGGACGTGCTTGACGACCCCGAAATGCAGGACAAGATAGCCGAGGCCAACAAGGAGTATGTGGAGAGAGTGGCCAAGTCGAAGCAGCTTGACGAGGAGTATGAGAAGAACATGGACGAGACCCTCGAAACCCTGCGCCAGTTCCAAGAGGAGCGCGGCATGACAGACGAGCAGATAGACGAGGTGGCCAACGCCATGCTTACCGTGGTCAAGGACGGAGTGATGGGCAAGTTCTCACGCGAGACCTTGGAGTTGTTCGTGAATGCCATCAACCACGATGCCGATGTGGCCAACGCTGGCGAGGAGGGACGAGTGGCAGGACGCAACGACAAGATTGTGGAGGGATTGCGTAAGCGCGACAAGGGAGACGGCACAGCACCGCTGAACGGCAAGAACGGAGGCGCACCCAGTCAGCAGAAGCAGTCGCAGAGCATCTTTGACCTTGCCAACGAAGCCATGTAGCCATGAAAGGAGAAGTCGTGAAGTTTCCCCCAGAGGGCAAGAAAATAAAACCAACGACCGGGAGTGCAGGGTTGAGAACCCAAGTGCCGGGCGCGATGGCATCAGTAAGCAATCTCGCGAGAGCGACAGGCGGTATAGCCCCCGGCAATCTCGTAAAGATCGATAGCAAATAACATTATTCACAAACTAAAATTTTAAGACATGGACGGAGAAACCGTACAAGTAGGTGGAACTACAACCACCACCCCTGCACCAGGCACAGCTGGTGTAGCAAGCCAAGTGCCGGGAGCACCCACTACCGTCAGCGGAGTGGCAGGTGCGACAGGTGGAGTCGGTCCGGGCAACCTCGTACAGAGCGACCTCGACCAAGAACTCTACAAGTTCAAGAGTGACGACACACCGCTTATGCAGCTCATGTTGAAAGCGCGTAAGGTAAAGGTGAACTCGCCCGAAGTGGAACACTACATGATTGACGAGCCGCGCTCCAGCGTGACCACGACAACCAAGGTGACCGCAGGAACAGCCAAGCAGTTTGTACTGCCGTTGCTCGCCAACGATGCTGAAATCCCCAGACCCTACGGCACACTGATTGTCAAGGGAGTGGACGGTTACGCAGAGGACGGCAAGACCAAGACACCGGGCAAAGACCTCATGCTCTTTGTTACAGGCCAAGACCCCACAACGAACAACCCGATTGTTAGAGCGGTGAACGGCCCGAAAACCAATGCGTCAGACGAGAGCTGCACAACGCCCGAAATCCCTGCCGGGTCAGTGCTCATCATTCTTTCCAACGCCCTCTATGAGACGCAGAAGAAAGTTGACCCCGACCTCATCGTGCCACAGGCGCAGATGGTGTATCTTCAGAAGCGCGGCATGAACCAGATCGTATCTGACTACTACGAGGCGCAGAAGAAAAAAATCCCATTCGGCAAGGCTGTGATTGCAGAGGCCGCCATCACCAACTTCAAGGTGCGCGGCAACCGTACCCTCTACGCAGGTCGCAAGGGCAAGATGACGGTGCAGACACCCGAAGTCGGTCCACAGACCATCTACTTCACCGAGGGCGTGCGTTACCAAGTGAAGAAGGAACTCAACCACACAGGCAAGTGGACGATTGAGGAAATCATCGCCTTGGCGAAGATGACCTTTACAGGCGAGGATGTACCCAAGAGCGTGATTGCCCTTGCAGGTAAGAACTTCTTGGAGAACATCCAGTGCATCGACTACTCAAAGCACCCGGAAATTCAGATTACCACCAAGACCAACCCTGTAGGCTGGGTCGTGACCAACTTCCATACCGTTTTCGGAGACATCGAATTCAAGCATGACCCGACACTCGACCGTTTGAAGTGGAGCAACTCCGCATTCATCGTTGCGCCCGACCGCCTTGTACACTACCAGTACTCGGCAGAGCACTCGTCAAAAGACCGTGTGGAGGGCGAAGAGGCAACACGCGAGTCAATCCTTGTGTGGGATGCACTCGCACTCAAAGGCTCGTGCCATATCTGGATTAACGGTGAGGGCGACAACGAGAACACCACAGCCGTACAAATCCACTTGTGGGACAGCGAGGAAGCCCCCGAAAGCCCTGTTGAGGGTGGTGTGTACTACCTGTTGCAGGACTGCCCGGGCATCAATGCCGAGGCCGTCAGCGGTCAGATGTGGCAGTACAAGAGCGCAGCATGGGTGGAGTATGCAGGTGATGTGATGGCCACCGAGTAATCCGATGTTTAATTAAACCAATCATCAACCAATAGAGGCGGATAGGTAGCAATGCCGTCCGCCTTTATTTATAATAATCAGACAACGAAATGAAAAAGAAGAGAATAACCTACGGAGTGTACGGCATGATGGAATACCAGACTATCATCAAGATAGGCAGAGCCACACTCAAAGTATTGTTCACTGACGGCTCAATGACCGCCATCGGACAGAACCCAGCGAAGTACACCACAAGCGACTTCCTTGTGCAGCGTGCCATAGAGAACAGCAGCGAGTTCAAGAAAGGCCGCATACAGGTGGTGGACACCATCGAACTTGACGAGGAGGTGCGCATCGAGCGCAACCCTGCCAAGCCGAGTACGCAGACAGCAAATGTGGCGGCAAAGGCTGTGATTGACAATAAGCCTACCGAAGCCTCTTCAAGCCATACTACGCCTGTGGCGGAGGACGTGGCGGACGAAACTACCGAGGAGGCTGATGCAGGTGTTGTAACACCAACGGACGAGGCTGATGCGGAAACTATCGAGGAAGAGCCAGAGACAGAGAGTGAAACCAATGTCGAAGAGGATACCACAAGCGAGGAGACCGCAGCCGAGGACAATACGGCAGAGGGCAAGACCGAGGTGGAGTTCACCGACAACCAAGAGGCCAAGGACTACATATTCAAGAACTTTGGCGTAAAGCCCGGCACGATGCGCAACCGTGAGGACATCAAAGCCGTTGGCGAGACCTACGGAGTGAAAATCACGTTTGTCAACGAGAAGTAAGGAATGACGATATGGTGTACAAAATCGAAGTCGTGGAGCAAGATGTGCGCATCGCCATAGACGAGAACAAGACCAGCGAGCAGCTCATCAGCGATGAGGATATTGACACCTTGTCGTTGAATGAAGTGATACGCTCGAAGATAGAGGAAGCCGTGCGCAGGGTTGAGACCACAGCTCCCGTGTATCTCTTGGAAGAGGGACACGAGTTTGGCGAGGCCGTGTATTGGGAGGATAACGGCAGTGGTTGGGTGCTGCTCCCCGATGACTTCATGCGGTTGATAGCATTCCGCATGAGCGACTGGGAGCGCACTTGCTATAATGCCATTTCGGTGGACGACCCACTCTATGACCTGCAATCGTCAAGATACAAGGGCGTGAGAGGCAGCGTGCAGAAACCAGTGTGCGCGGTGGTGAACCGAGCCGAGGGCAAGGCGTTGGAGTTCTTCAGCTGCAACAGCGAGGACGCCTACGTCAAGCGAGCCACCTACATACCCTATCCCAAGATAGACGATGAGGACGGCATCGACATCTCCGAGCGTTGTTACACAGCCGTAGTCTATACCACGGCAGCATTAGTACTAACCGCCTTTGGCGCGACCGACAAAGCAGAGCAGTTGAACGCCTTGGCAAAATCAATAATGGAATGAGTTCAATACCAACAAAACAGATAGACGGTGATGTGGCCGTAGGCCGCAACGTCAGCATGGGCGGTTCGGGTACGGTGCGCGGCTCCATGACCGTAGGCCACAACCTGACGGTTGAGGGTTGGCTTGAAGCCAAGAACATCAAGGGACCGAACAAAGGTCTGTTCAAGACCGCAGCGCAACTGCGCGAGGCATACCCCAACCCACACGAGGGTTGGTGGGCACTGGTGACCGTGGAGGGCAGCGCATCATCAGACCACTTGGGACAGCTCTATGTGGCAGACGGCGGCACATGGGTAGCGCAGGTGGACAGCAGCGGAAATCCATTGCTGAAAGGCAACCCCACCGTGGACAGCACCGAGTATATGGAAGCCGTGGAGGAAATGACAGCCGACCTTGAGGCTGTCAAGGTAGATGTGAACCAAAACAAGGAGGACATCAAGAGCCTACGCAGCACGCAGACTTCGCACACGGACAGCCTTAACACCCTCAACTCGCAGATGGGAACGGCACAGACCGACATTGCCAATCTGAAGAAAACCGTCAGCGACAACAAGAGCGAGCTGGCAAACAGCATCAGCGGTGTGCAGAAAGACCTCACCGCATTCAAGAACACCAAGGGAACTGCAGATGGACTTGCACCTTTGGACGAGAACGGACAAGTACCCTCGCAGTATCTGCCTGGATATGTGGACGATGTGCTGGAGTTTAGAGGCATCGAAGAAAACGTGACAGCCCAGATGTTATCGCTCAACAAGAAATCAACCGATGAGGGGTGCTCCGTTGTTTACAACAAGGCAAAGGAGGTATTTGTATTAGCCTATACCACACAGAGTACTGAAGGAACAGAAACCGTCACCTATTATAATAATTGGATAGACGCAGACCTCTTCGGAGAGGCTGGCATGAATGGCGTGACACCCCACAGCGGCAAGATATTCATGGACGTGACCACCAACAAGACCTACCGTTGGAGTGGCACAAAATTGGCCGTTATCGGTTCTGACTTGGCACTCGGTCACACAAGCGGCACGGCATTCCCCGGTGACGAGGGAGCGGAGTTGCAGGAGCAGGTGAACGAGGTGGAGAGCACAGCAAACATCAACCGCCAACTGATAGAGGATAATGTCACAGAAACACTTTGCCGCAACACAATCAACGCCAACTACCTGCTATCGTTGGGCGACCGTGAAGTGTCGTTCTCCGTGGTGCTTGAAAAAATCTTCGATTTGGAGAACAAAGCAAAATACATGAAACCCGGTATCGTGCTGTCCTTCCTTTCGGAGACAGGCATACAAAACAAGCAGTGGACGAACTACGGCAAGGAAACCGAGACCGACTGGAAAACCGAAGCCAACTGGACAGACTTCGGCTCGAACGGCAGTGCCATAGGCAACACGGTGAACGTGAACGACATCTGCGAGGACACCGAGTACACCCTTTCGACCGCCATCAAAGCTGTGCAGGACAAGGAGAAAGAAAGCGGACTATCGTATATGAAGAGCGGTGTCGTGCTGACCTATAAGACAGCCGATGTGACCAGCAACGGCTCGCCCAAGTGGGAAGCCTACCAGTTCACGCGCACCGTGGACGACATCAACCCGGCAGACTTGAAACCTTGGGTGGAGTTCGGAGGAGGCGGCAACAATGCCGTGCCGACCTCGGACACCCCCGAAAAGGACGGCAAGGAGGCATTCTCCACAGGAGGTGCATACGCCAACATACCCACCACACTGCACATTGACACCGAGACGCAGGGCGTGGTGAAGCTGCAACTGCAGAATGCCGGGCAGGAAGCCGTGGGCGACGAGGTGCAGTTTGCCGTAGGCGGAGGAGGCGGAGAAAGCACAGGTACGATTGTGAGCATACAGTTTGAGCAGAGTCCGCTGTACGCCAAGGCTGGCGGCAGCGTGGTGATGAAAGCAGCCGTGCGAAGCGTTACCACACAAGGCAGCCAAGAACTGAGCAACATGATAGAAAAGGTGCTGCTCAAAGACCGCGACACTGGGCAGACCTTGGAGACATTCATGTTCAATAGAGCGTCATCGGCAAGCGGAGACACCTACGACTTCGAAATGGACGTGAGCAGCTACTTCGTAACCGCCACCACCAAGCGTTTCCAACTTATCGCCTATGATGATGCCGGAAACACAGGCAGCAGGAACATCAACGTGAGCGGTGTAGATGTTACCATCAGCAGTGTGCAGACCCTCAACTACACGGCAAGCACCGCCCTTGCCGCAGGAGGAGCCGCCAAGAGCATACCGATGTACAAGTTTGCCAACAACGCATCGGACAAAGGCATCAAGGTAGTAACCGAGATATACATAAACGGAGAGTGGCAGACACTCGGCACAAGCGTAGTTCTCGACACCTACTCGCACTCCATCACCATAGACCCGAAGAGCTGCTTGGGCGAGACACTGACACATGGCGCATACCCCCTGCGCATACACGGAGAAGATGTAGGTTCGGGCGTGGTGGGCAACTACCTCCACACTGCCGTCATGGTGGTGGAGAGCGGCAACAACACCCCGATAGTGGGCATGCGCTGGTACACCGAGCAGCTGCAAGGCAAGAGAAAACTCTATGAGAACATCGAGGTGGACTATGCCGTGTATGCAGCCGACACGGACGAGCCGCAAGCCGTGGTGTGGTATGACGGAGCGCAGGAGACCACCACCGTGGCCTACCGGGGACAGACCAACACGTTCACCAAGCAAGTGCAGGAGAGCGTGCATGACGGCACAAAGAGCGTGTCGGTGAAAGTGACGTGCGGAGACAGCGCATCAGAAACCGCCACATTCATTGTTGATGGCTCGCTTGTAGATGTGGAGGAAGTGACTACCATGCGCGAGTTCAACATCACGATGGACTCACGCAGCAACGGAGAGACCGACAAGACCATCAAGGACGGAGGAGTGGAAATCACCGTTGAGAACTGCAACTGGTCGAGCAACGGATTTGTCAAGGACACCTACGGCACGCCCACCTACGGCACGGAGAACGACAAGGGACGCATGGCACTCCGCATAGCCGAGGACATGAAAGCCGTGTGCTCGTTCAAGCCATTCGCCAACACCAGCATCGAACAGAACGGCATGGCACTGAGTTTCACGGTAAAGGTGAAAAATGTGGAAGACCGCACGGCACGCATCATCGACTGCCTGGGCGACAACCAGCTCGGCTTCTACTTGACAGGCGAGAAACTCGTGTTCACCTGTGATGGAGCAACCGCAGCCAACCCCGACGACTTGGGCGCACAGCAGACAGCCGTAGCCCTGTATGCCACTGACAAGGAGACACGTTTCGACATTGTGATAGAGCCGACCAGCATAGCCCCATACAGCGGCATAGGCTCCATCAAGATATATGTGAACGGAGACGAGGCCGCAGCCACCTATTACAATGCCGGGAAGTTTGCCCACAACGACATGCAGATAAAGTTTGACGGCACGAAAGCCGACATCTACCTGTACCGTGCCATCGGCTGGGCCACCTACTACAACTACCGACAGGCATTCAACAACTACTTGGTGGGACAGAAAGACACCGCAGCCATGCTGACGGAGTACGAGAAGAACCAAGTGATGGCCTCGCAGACCGCAGAGGGAACAACCAAGGACAGGCCGACCATGCAAGCGTGCATGAACGCAGGACTATGCTGCGTGACCCTGCTGAAGAATGCCGACACCCCCGACATCGAGCAGAGCTACCCCGGCTACCTCGACAAGCTGGACGGAGACAAAAAGACCAAGGCATACTTTGACTGGGTAATCCGTTTCCCCGACAGGCCATGGCAGGACTGCAAGGTGTACAACGTGCCGACCACAAACCAAGGCACGACCTCATCGCTGCGGCCCGTGAAGAATAAGAAAGGCAAGTTCAAAGGCTGCAAGATAGAGATGCTCCACACAGAGGAGGACTTCAAGAACGACCCAGTGGCACTGGCCAAGTTCCAAAAGGCCAAGAAGATGGCCGCGAAGAGCCAAGTGCAGGTGATAGACGGAGGCTTGTGGGTAAAGACCATCACCATCAAGGTGGACTACTCCGACTCGACAGGCGCGAACAACGGAGCGACCATGGAGCTGATGAACAAGACCCAGCGAGCCATGGGAGCGGACTACATGACCCCAGCGCAGAATGCCTACAACGGAGGCGACACGATGAACACCAGCATCGACAGCGTGACGTGCGCCCTATTCCGCACTTTTTTTTTTAATGATACCGCGACCACCGAGATCTACACCTACTTCCATGCCAAGGCCAACTTCAACGTGGACAAGGGCAACCCCTCGTTCTTCGGCTTCGAGAAAGTGAGCGGCTACAACAGCGACTGCTTGAACTATGGCGACTTTGTGGAACTCGTGGCCGAGAAAAACCAAGACCTCAACATCTTCAAGGTGCAGACCTTGGCGAAGAGCGAAGAGCTGATAGCCTCGAACATCTACATGCTGAGCGAATACTGCGGAGAGAAGCACATCTTCTTGGAGAATGACGGCACAGGCACGATGCAGGAGACCACCGCCACAGCCGACCCCACGGAAGTGGACAAGAGCCTTGCCGAGGTGCTGGCAGACGATGTGAACAACTACGACTGGGGAACGGTGTACCTGACGAACGACTACAAGTATGTGAAATACAGCGGAGGCAAGTGGAAAGACACCACAGGCAAGATGCAGTATGACACGAGCACCAAGAAATGGGGCGTGACAGGCAGGGTGCTGAACCCGGTAGAGTGCTTTGAGTACTTGAAATACGACTCGTTCTGTTGGCTGCAAGGCGTGAACAGCGTGGACGACCTCATGCGCATAGACCAATCGACAGGCGAACCCGTGTGGCTCGGCTACTACGAGAGCCGATACCCCGACGATGACGACTTGAACGACCTCTACGCCAAGGGAAAGAAAGTGCCGTACAACCTATACAAGTGGCTGCTATGGACACAGCAATGCTCGCAAGACCGTACCGAGGCAGACGGAAACATCACCCTGCACGGCAAGAGCGTGGCAGGAACAAAGGAGAACCGATTGAAAAAGTTCTGCGAGGAACTCTACCTTTATGCCAACGTTCGTTCTACGGGTTGTTACATTATAGGTACTGATTATGTGCTTGCTGTTGACCAGCGAAGCAAGAACATGATGATTTCGTTCTATCTTGACATCAACGGCAGCATACGCGCCTACTTCAACCATTGGTATGACGGAGACTGTTGTTGGCTTGCTGACAATGACTGCGGTATTACTGTGCCATGGGATTTGGACAGCGTGACAGACACTAAGCATTATTACCAAGGTTGGAACTCTGTAATGTTCAAGCAAGGTTATGCAGCTGACAAGTTCTGGCTTGAAGATG